AGCACGCTGTCGCCTTCGGGTTGACGGCCTCTTGGCATGGCTGTTCTCCGTTACGTAACGCTGATCAAGGGGCTGCGGGCCGGTCCGGTTCAGCCGGCACGGCCCCCGGCTTCGGCTTGCGGCCCTGAGCGGCGCGGCGGCGGTAGCTCTCCACGTTCATTTCGAAGATGACGCTGTGATGCACCAGCCGGTCGATGGCGGCGACCGTCATGGCGGGGTCGGGGAACACGTTGCCCCAGTCCTTGAACGGCTGATTGGCGGTGATCAGCAGGCTGCGGTGTTCGTAACGGGCAGCGATCAACTCGAACAGCACGCTGGTTTCGGCCTGGCTTTTGTGGACATAGGCAAGGTCGTCGAGAATCAGCAGATGGTATTTGTCGAGTTTGGCAATGGCGGCTTCCAGCGCCAGGGCCTGCCGGGCAACCTGCAACCGCTGCACCAGATCGGTGGTGCGGGTGAACAGCACCCGGAAGCCGTTCTCGACCAGCGCATGGCCGAGGCCCGCCGCGAGATGCGACTTGCCCGACCCCGGCGGTCCAAAACACAGGATATGGCTGCCCTTCTCCAGCCAGCCGTCATTGGCGGCCAACGCCATGACGTGTGCCCGGCTGACCATCGGCACCGCGTTGAACTCGAAGCTGTCGAGCGTCTTGCCAGGCGGCAGCCGCGCATCGGCCAGATGCCGCTCGATGCGCCGACGCGACCGGTCGGCTAATTCATGCTCGGTCAAGGCTGAGAGGAAGCGGGCGGCCGGCCAGCCCTCGCGGTCGGCGGTCTCAGCCAGGCGCGGCCAGACCCGGGTGATGGTCGGCAGCCGCAGCTCGCCCAGCATCAAAGCGAGGCGGCCGGCGTCGGTGGCGGGATTGCTCATGCGCATCGCCTCAGGCCGCATACAAGGTGTCGTAGCTGTCGAGCGGCGGCAGGGTCACGGCGACCTCTGGCGCAGCCGTGACGGCGGGCGCGAAGCGGCGTTCCAACTCGATCGGGTCTGGCAGGGCGCCGGCATCGAGGATCGCATCGAGCGCCGCGGCAAGTTCCGCCTCGCAGGCGTGCTCATGGGCCAACGACAGCAGCGCCACCATGACCCGGCAGGCGGTTTTGGGCGGAGCTGGCCAAGGTTCCGCCGGCATAGCCGGTGGAATGCCAGCGGAGGGGGCCCGGCCTCGATCAATTGGTCCCAGGCGCGCCGGTAGGCGGTCCGGGGGAAGAGCTGGTCGCGGTAAACCAGATTGAGCAGCGCCCCCGGTTTGCGCCGCAGCGAATGAATGATGTGGCGGTAGTCGATCACGTGTCCGCGGTTGCCGCGTTCGGGGGAAATCTGCCCGCGCCGCAGGGTCAGCACCAGGCTGGAACCGAGAAAGCAGTCCAGCCGCTCGTCATAAAGACGAACCCGCAGGCGATGGCCAATCAGGCGCGAGGGCACGGTGTAGAACACCCGGCCCAATACAAAAGCGCTGCTGCTGGTCACGGTGACCAGCGCCTGTTCGAAGTCGGCGCTGCGCATCGGCGGCAAAGGGTTCAGCGCGGCCTGTTCCAGTTCGATCGCTTTGCGGTGGGCAGCGTTCTGCCGGCCGAGGCGCTCATCGATGAACCGGCGGTAGTCATCCAGGTCATCAAAATCCGCGCTGCCCCGCAGCAGCAGGGCCTGGGCAAGGGCCGTCTTGAGATGACCGTGCGGCCCCTCGATCGCGCCATTCTCATGCGCCACGCCGCGATTGTTGCGAGTGGGCCGCATGCCGTAATGCGCGCACAACGCCTCATAGCGCGCCGTCAGATCTGCCACGGCCTGCGGGTTCATGTTGCGGAACGCCGCCGAGAGACTGTCGCTGCGGTGCTCCGCCGGCGCCCCGCCCAGGCCCCACAGCGCGTTCTGCAAGCCGCCCGACAGCGCAACAAAGCTCTCGCCGCCCAGCACCACCTCGGCGTGCGCCCAGCCGGAGAAGGCGAGGCGGAAATGGTAGAGCCGGTGCGCGAGCGGCTGACCGGCGATGGTGACCCCGAGCTCACTGGCGTCGGTGAAGTCGGACAGGCCCTGCGCGCCCGGCGGATGGTCCTGGCGGAATATCACATCCTGCTCCGGCCCGTGCAGCGCCTGCCAGGCGCGGATGCGGCGTTCCAGGGTGCGACGGACACCTTCGGGCAGGGCGGGATGACGGCGGCACATCTCATCAAACAGGGTGATCGGCCGCAACCCTGGCATCGCCATGAGCATCGGCACGATCTCGGCTTCCCAGATCGCCGCCAATGGATCGGGCCGGCGGCGGCCACGCGGCTGGGATTTCTGCGAGGGTCGGCCGGGGTTGGCATCAAGCCGGCTGCCGGTGCTGGCGCTGAACCCGGAACGGGCCGCCGCGGTCTGCTGAGAGAGGGTTTGACGGAGGGACATGTAAAGCCTCGCCTGCTGGTCGTTGATGGAAATGCCGGGCAACGGAAGGCCCCTCGGTTGAGAAGCCGCCATCCCGGCACGCCACGCGATCGCAGACGATGCCCCCGGGGCACCGCCGAAGCTTTGGGCCGGCCCTAGGGCCGGCCTAAAGCTTCAACATTCATCCAGATTGTCGCGCACATTCACCCTGATTGTCGCGCGACAATGGCTCACCCTCCAGGGGCCGCGTCAGCGACCCAAGCCGGCCGCTTTGAGCGGCCAATATACTAAAGCCCCCGGCTTTGCCGGGGAATACTACTATGCTCTGTTTTCTCATTCACGATTCAGGAGTCCAGAGGTGAATATACTGTTCAATGCAATTAAAGCACAGGCCAACCTACTGGACGCTCAACAGGGGGCTCCGCGTTTTGGTATCGTCACATCTGTTGATACGACGAAGATGATGGCGCGCGTGAATCTACAGCCCGAGGGTGTTTTAACCGGTTGGCTACCGCTACTTACTGCGTGGACTGGCGCGGGTTGGGGAATGATTTGTCCACCGGTCCCCGGAAGCCAGGTGTTTATAGTGCCGCATGAGGGTAATTCAGGTGATGGCGTGATTGTTGGGGGGGCATTTTCCAATTTGCAGCGAGCTCCAGTTGTTCCGGTAGGGGAGTTCTGGTTGGTGCATCAGTCGGGAAGTTCACTTAAACTCTCGAATGACGGAACGATCCGAATTGCTGGCAACCTCCTTGTGCAAGGTGACGTCTTCGACAAAATTGGTTCAATGTCTCAAATGCGATCAACCCATGATCAGCACATACATACAGACTCACGTGGAGGATCAACATCGACGCCGAGCATTCAGGAATGATCCCATTTGTCGATCTATCTCTTGTGTGGGGAACCGATCTCGCGATTGGGCCAACGGGAGATCTTGCCCTTGTAACCGGGGCCCAAGCGGGGCAGCAACGAGTATTGCGTCGTCTGCTTACAAACAGCGGCGACTATATCTGGCAGCCCAACTATGGGGCAGGTCTCGCGAGTTTCATTGGCTCTCCGGGGTCGGAATCGCAAATATCAGCTGCGATACGTGCACAAATTTTCTTGGAGCCGACCGTAGCCACCATACCAGAACCAACGATTGATATCACCGCCAATCTGAGTGGTCAATTCAATACTGTTTTAGTAGATATACAATACACCGATGCAAACCTTGGCCAAACACTGAATGTGAATTTCACAATAGGCTAATATATTATGCAGTTGCCAACGCGGTCATTCGCACAGCTTGTTCAGGATATGTCGGCTGTGCTGCAAGGTGCGTCATCCAGTCTGATAGATCTGTCGGTAGGATCCGTATTACGAGCCCTTCTTGAGGCAAATGCGTCCGTGGGGCTCTGGATGCAATGGCTTGTAGTTCGGGTATTAGCGACCACCCGAGCTGCAACGAGTTCGGGCACTGATCTAGACAGCTGGATGAACGACTTTTCCGTTGGGAGGTTACCCGCCACCTGCGCCACCGGGTCCGTAATGTTTTCTAGGTTCTCTTGCTTAGTTCAGGGGCTTGTGCCCGCGGGAGGCTTGATTAAAACGGGGGATGGATCGCAATCATTCTCAGTCACAATAGATACAACCCATCAATTCTGGTCATCGGCAGAAAATGGCTATCTGCTAGCCGTCGGTGCATCGAACGTAACGGTTCCGGTCTGCGCGCAGGAGCCAGGTACGCAGGGTAATGTGGCAGCCGGGTCGATAACCATGATCGCTTCAGCTCTGCCGGGAATCGATGCAGTGATAAATCCGGTAGCACTCACAAATGGATCGAACGCAGAATCAGATGGTGCGTTCCGCAACCGATTTCAGAATTTTTTGACTAGCCGTTCTAGAGCAACTGAATCTGCGGTGGGCTATGCCGTCATGGGCGTGCAACAAGGCCTCACGTATGTTATACTCGAAAATGTGGATGCTTCCGGAACGCCGAGGCCGGGCAGCTTTGTGGTAACAGTTGACGATGGGTCAGGGAGTCCTGCTATTTCGTTACTCGCGTCGGTCTACTCGGCAATCGATGCGATTCGCCCGATTGGCTCCATATTTACGGTGCAACCGCCCATTCTGACTCCAGCTACAGTGCTGCTTACGTTGATTTTAGCTCCGACTACTCAGCCGGCGCCAGTTATATCTAAAGTGGCGACTGCGGTTACAAAATACGTTAATTGCCTGCCGATTGGCGCATCGCTGTCTATCACACGGATTGCGCAGATTGCCTATCAGGTCAGCGATCTCATTAATAATATTACTAATATAACGATAAATGGAGAAGCGCAAGACCTCGCAACATCGCCCAACGGCGTGATAAAACCTTCTATGGTTACGGTGAAATAAAATGGTTGGCAAAGCAGCGAACATTCGGTCGCGCCTCAAGGCTGTCTTGCCATCGCGGTGGTTTTCAGATAGCGCACCAATACTCGATGCCCTTTTAGCTGCGCACGCCGCAGGATGGGCGCAAATACATGTCGCACTAGATTACCTCCGCCAGCAAACAAGGGTCACAACTGCTACGGATTCCTGGCTCGACATGATTTCGGTCGACCTATTTGGAAAACGATTGCCCCGTCGCCCGAATGAAAATGACAATACGTACCGATTCCGAATTAGCGAGGAGATCAGCAGAGAGCGCTGTACTCGCCTAGCTATCTCCAAGGCAATTGTTGACCTAACGGGAAAAAAGCCACTCATTTTCGAGGCGGCGAATTGTGGTGATACCGGTGGGTATGGTTCTATCACAGCGAATTCGGTCGCCGGGGCCGGGTATAATATCGCAGGAGGGTGGGGGAATCTTAACCTTCCATTTCAAGTTTTTCTCACGGTCAGCTACCCTAAAGGTAATGGAATCGCGGCATTACCCGGTTGGTGTGCGTCGGCATTTGGATTTTGTGCTGTGTCGTCTGGCTATGGTGCGGCCAGCATTAATGTTTCGAATGACGATATTTGTAGAGCCGTCTTAGGGGTGTTGCCGGCTGGTGTAACCTCATGGATACGTAACGTAGATTGATCCGCTGCGCGCTCCCACTGAATACCGAAATGACTCTGCAAAAACTATACATTACCGTAATGAAATATTGATGCACCACGCGTAATTTGCGTAATCGTTAATTTGATCGGTACCGGCTAACCAATCTTATTCACGGTGCCGGCCGGAGCTCATAAGACAACGATATCATAACATATGTGGCTGGCCTCTCCCGTCGGCGGTTGGACCGCGTTTCAGGCCGTATCTGGCAGGCGCAAGGGGTTGATCGGCACGGGCTGGACAGGGGCACACGCCCCACGGCTCACGTCGGGCGCAGGATCAGCGCGCCGACCAGCCCGCGGAACAGGGCCGCCTCCGGACAGTTGGCGGCAAACGCCAGCCGCACCCGGCTC